CTAGTATTTCATCTATAAGTTCTTGAGGCAAATCATCAGGTGCTTTCATCTCAGTAGTCTTATTCCAATACTTCTTTGGGCATTCCATTGGTGCAATTCGTGCTTTGATTTTCATAAAGCATTTACAAACCTTACAACTTCCTGTTAGCTTAAAGTAATGAGTACACCCTTTACAGATTGCCATTCTATCTTCATACACTTCATTCGGCACGAAAAACTTATTCATCTGCCAATTCTTTTTTAAGTATTTCTCTTACTTTATCTATTGTAGTGAAAAGACTATTACGACTAATCCCTGTTTTCTTAGCGAGGGTGTCAAGTGTATTCCCCTCATAGTAATAAAGCTCAAAGACCTTCCTGTCGTACCAGTATAAGTCATTCAAAACTAAGTCGATTTTATCTAGCTTTTCAAACTCCAAATTTTTAACAACAGGTTTTTCAGGTATATTATATAAGTGTTTTGTTGGTATAACTTCACCTGTTTCAATTACATCATAAGTTATGTTGCTTGTAAAACTATCAATATGCGTATAGTACTTCTTGTACTGATAATAGAAAGGACTTCTTGTACTTTGTAAAGCCCTTCTTAAAACTACTGCACCATACCTTGTTATCCCATCTATCCCATCTTTGTCATAAATTCTCTTAACTAATTCTGGTCTTTCTAAAAAATAAATAAATAACTCCTGTACTGCATTATCAATATCTTCTTTGTCTTTAGTAAGTCCGTAGCACATAGTTCTAAACTTATCACTTAGCTTTGATATTTCAAGATAGATTTTATTCACTTGGTTCTTGTAAGTTGTCTATCTTATCTACTACATCACAAATTACTTCATTCAAAATTGTCTTATAAGCTCTTACTGTTGCTCTGTTTCTGTTGGTTTCTAGTCCTGCAAAGAATCCATTTGTAGCTACTGACATATTTATAGGTATAATCATTAGCCAATCATACCAGTTATTCTCTTTAACTCCTGAGCCGTAGTTATTATGATATTCAATTATGATGTCTACTACATCTAAGTAATTATTGTATCTACTTTTTGTGCTAACCTCTTTGGCAAACTCTTGACACATTATCATATAGGTTTCAATTATAGTCCTGTGTTCAGAACTTGCATAGATTGGCTTTGTCATTTGCCAAATTTAAGGAAACTTTTACTCTATTCTTTTCTCTTTTTTTAATTTATCAACAAGCTCTTTATAATAACTTATCTTTTCTTCATAATCTATACGGCTTAATTTGATAATTGTTCTGGCTAAGAACTCTAATTCTTCAGAAGTACCTTCACCATACTTAGAATCCAAAGCAATACCGAAGCGGAACTGTTCGCCTTGTTCATATAGATTACATTTAACGCATTGTACTTGGCAGTTAATTTCATTCCATCTTGTTGAGTGGTGTCTCCTAGACTGAAAATGTCCGTTTTGCATTCCTGATTTATAATGACTAATACGACTACAGGTAAAGCATTGAACTGAGCCTTCAGAAGTTGCATCTCTAAGTCTTATGTAAATACTAAAGATAGTGTCCAGTTCTTTCTTTAGCTTACTAATTGTTTTCATAACCTATATACTCTTAATCAAATCAGCAACTGTTTTCCAATCCTCATTCGTGCTAATATTTTTATTTTTATATAATGTGCGCAATGAATTTAAAGCATCATCCAACCTTTGTTTTTTAGTTTTATTAGGGTTTTTTATATTTACAGGTAGTCTGTCTGTCAAATCCCATTCTATAACATTCCTTCCTGTTACCTTACAAGGTCTTACATCTTTCTCATATATAACCCCGATCCTCCTTAGTTCCGTAAACCTTGCTGCACTTAATGATAAAGCATTTAAAGGATTAGTATGTTCTAATGCTTCCTGTCTTGTGCAAGGAGCAGATTTAAAGATAGCTTCAAAAGTTTCAAATCTTCTTTTAGCTAATAAATCAGAATTTTTAATTTCATTATAGCATTCTATTGATGTTTGTCTTGTATTCATCTTATTTGTTTTAATTCTTTCATTCATAAAATTCTATTCCATTATCTCCTATCCATAAATGTTCTGTATCATCAACTTGCTTTTGAACTGAGCAGCTTGATAAAATTAATAAGATAAATATAATCACTAAGTTTTTCATTTCCTTCCCCATATTTTCTTCTGTTCTTCAGTCCAATAATCATCAGCCTCTAGCTTATCAGTGTGTTTTTTAGCTTCATTGTAAAGTTTTATATTTTTTTCTTCAATATAATTTATAAATTCTTCTTGCCAATATATCCTTTTACAATTTTTTCCATTTACATCAAGTGCATGTAACAGTAATTCTAATGGTGCTGTTTCTTCTTTTTTCATTTTAATAGTTTTTGTTGTTCATTAATAATTTCTCTTATCTCTTTATTGATGGCGTGATAAGATCCTTCCGCCATTTTTGCTTCACCATCCCAAATTAACTGCTTCATAGTGTAAAGCCATTTGCTCATTGACTGGATGTTTATATGAAAGACCTCAGTATCTGTTGTGCCATTATAAAAAGATAGCTCTACTGTTTCCCAAGTAAAAGTCTTATATCTTTTTTCTAGCAGCTCACTTAATAAAAAGCTCATTGATTCTAGCGTTTCTTCACCAGGAGTTTGTCCTAATGAGGTATATGTCTTAGTAAGTAATACTACGCACAACCTATATAGTTCCAATTTTTCTAAATCTTTAATCATATCCATTTAGTTTATTTAATACATTCTTCATAGTGTTTGTATTCTTAGTTAATTTATTTTTATTAATCTTAGTAGGTGCATCCCATTTCTTTTGATTAGCTGCCCAATTTTTTAATCTCAGATTTGTAGCCCAAGTTTTATTTAATTCAAATTTCATCTTAGTCTTAGATTGATTAGGTTCTGTCCAGTAATCTATAAATCCTTCTAAAATCTTTTGATCATAATCAAAAGCCATAACTTCTAAAATAAAAGATTCTCGCCTATTAGATATATTAATATTAATACTTGTATTATTAATACTTGTAGTATTACTCTTTACAGTTTTCTTTAATAGGGCATTCTCTTTTTCTGTTATACCCCCTTTAAGTATTTTGATATACCTATATTCGATTTCTTTAGTACCTTCCTTGTAAGTATAGTTAGCTGATATATAACCATACTTTACAAGCTCACTAATCCAACCAGATATACTACCCTTACTTTTACCATAGAGTTCTGAAAAGTATCTGTTAGAAGCAAAACATTCCATATTCATATTACACAAAGCAGTTATCTCAGCATAAAGTAATTTGACATTAGGTCTTAATCTATTGTCATATCTTACCTCTGCTGAGAGTATTGCATAATAGTTTGGTTTCTCCATTAAATGATCTTAATTGTAAAGTGATAATTTTTGAGTGCTAATTTAACATTTTCTAATTGATTAGAGAAGTCAAAGTAAGAAGTTTTTATTATACATTTAACTTGACCACTTTTAACTTCCAATAATACGTCAGATTTTACAGCTTGTGAAACTCCATTTTTTAGTAAATATCTTTTCATAAAATCAGCATCTAAGAATATATCTTTAGAACCATCAACATCTATATAAGACTTGTAAACCTTGTTAAAAGTATCTCTGTATATTTCACAACTTCGATATAGGGTTTTATGCCGTTTTTCATAGTGATATATTAAGCTCCTATTTCTATTCAAGACTTTACCTATTATGATTCTGTGTATATCTTCTTCATTTCTTCCTATATAAGCAGCGACAGACCGTGCAACTTGCAGGTTTCTTTTCCTACTTCTTAAAGCAAGTGAACCATCAGGCAACCCCAAAACTCTAGTAGTGAGGTTGCATAGGTTTTTAAAGTTATCTTCTGCTGTCATTAGAATAAATCTTCTTCAATTTCACCAACAGTTTCTTGACCTAACTTGGCTATAAACCATCCATCAATATTATGATAGTATTTGCCATTGTATTCCCTTGAAGATAAGTTAATTGAAACACTTACATTAGATCCTTCTTCAATATCTCTAATGCTTTTAATCTTATCACCAAAGAAACTTATGGCTACTTCTTTGTTGTATTCTACATTCTGTTCTACAAGGATAGATTGTTTTTCCCAAGTCTTTCCTGAGTTACTTACTCCTGTTTCTCTTTCTAATTTTTTAATTAGTTTTCCTATAATTTCCATTTTATTTATTTATTAGTTATTACTCTTTTTAAAACTTTCTGATTCATCTTCGCCAAATACTCCAAGTTCATAAAAGCCAGTTAGCTTCAGGACTGCTCGGCTCATAGCTCTTTTCTCTGCCATTTCTAAAACATACCAAGTGTTACAGTTACCATCTTTATAGCTCTCTCCTTTTAATGCTGAGCCAAAGGTTTCAATCCAAATTTTTTCATCTTCTGCTCTACATTTAACTGCTGCAAAATTAGGTTCGCACTTTACAACTTCAAATGTTAATCCAATATTTTCTAGTGCAGCTATTTTTTCTATACCACTTCTTGTGATAATGATATAATGTTGATGTTTAAAGACATCATCTTTTGTGAGCTCGTACTTTATGTACTTCTCCTTTAGTGCTTCTGTTTTCATAATTCTTTATTCTTTTTTTTGTGCCTACTTAAAAGGGCTTCGGCTTTCCCTGTTTGCAAATATAAACAAATTTATTAACACTATTTTGTCTTAATATATTTAGTTAATTGTTCTTTTATATACTTAAGGTGTTCTGTATCAATCCATTCTAAGAAGTTATAAGAATCAAAACAGATTTGAAAGTCTTTACCATCTTCATCTGTACCTCTTAAATAAAGTTCATTCTTATGAGCTTGGAATGTATTAATATCATACATATTTTTGTGTATTAGTTCCTCTTGGTTACAATCTATGCAAGTTTCAGGGTTCATTAAATGTTTACATTCGCCATCTTCTTGATGGTATAGCTCTCGTAATTCTTTTTTTAGTTTATCCCAATTTGGATCTTCATATTCATTATGGTCTATACATTCGTGTTCCATTACATCTCCATCACTATCTAAAATATCATAGCAACATTTATCGCAAGTTTTATATTCTCCCATTATTTTAAATTTATAATTATTGGTTTCTTGTTATTGTCCTCATAAGCCTCAAGATATTCAGGTAGTAGTTCTTCTTTATAGTCTGATTGAATCTGCCACCCATCTTCTTTTAACATCTTAGAAAATAGATTGTACAGTTGTAGCTCAGTTCCTATTACTTTTACATCAGGGGTATTTTTTAAGCTCCAATATTCGCACCTTACTATTTTATTATCCAAAGGTTGTTTTGTCCAATGGTCAATTTGTGGTTCATTAAACCATTCTCTTTCTTGGGGTAAATCATTATACCATTCTTGATATTCAGCATCTTTTAATTCCATAGCGTGTTGTCTTTAAAGTTATAGTATTCTGTTTTTAGCTTAACAAATAAGTCTATTACTTGCTCATCTACTGACTTTTCTAGTAAAAATTGCCTATGTTCTTCTTCAAGAGCTTTCAATAATATACCTAAACTATCGGTTACTTTATTAAGCCATAAAGGGTTCTCCTTCATTACGTCAAGTATTGACACAATAGCTTCTTCTTTGTTTGTTGCTTCTTTCATTTTAAAATCTGTTTTCATATTCTTATATATTGATTAATAATGGTACAAAGATATAAAAATAAAACGATATAAACACATTTATTTACAAAGTTATTAACAATTAGGTGTTTGACTCAGGGAGCAACTTTAAGTGCTGTCTAGTATATAGGGGTCAAAAAGAAAAGAAAGTGCTTAAAACGGCTTAGAGGGGGTGCTATAAAGCAAAGGCTAGTGCTACTATTATAATAAGAAGATAGAATAGAAATATTCTTAGTTTAGGGTTTTCTTCCATTAGTTATATATTTTTTGCCATTTTTAATATAAATTCTTCTATTGGGTACTTCAAATAATTCCCTGCCTAATAAATCATACATTTGACCATCCATTTGACCACCTATTAGTTCTTTAACTCCTACTGGTTGCGCTGACATTGGTTCCCATTGATATGAATTTGGATTATATACTAATGAATCACAACTCGTACAAGCATATGTAAATCCATTTATATCTATCATTACATCATAACAGACTTTTAACGTGTCAGTTAAAGATACTTGTCCAAAGCTAGCATTTACTCCTGAACCAGAATAACATAGATTTGCATTACATACTGACCAATTCCAAGTTACTGTACCTGGAATATTTGCTGCTCCTGTTACGATAAATGGATAATTTATTGTTGAGGTTGTTGTATATGATATTGAATCGCACCAGCTTATTTGTGCTTGTGTTTCTAGTCCAAGCAAAACTAATAAGATTAAAATTATTTTTTTCATTATAAAGGCATTAATAGATTAATAGGTAGAGTTCCGTTGTTTAAGACTACTGAGCAGCCGATTGATTGTTTCTTAAAGTTCTTGGCATAGGCTGCTGCATAACTGGTACTGTCCACTCCGCATCCAGTCTGCATTCCGAATACTCTGTATCGTTTTCCACAAAACCATTGGACATAAGTTATGGTATGAGTATGACCGCAAACGCTAGACATCATATTGTTTTTAGCTTTGGTTGATGCCTGACCGCCCTCTCCGTGTTCATATAAAACATTATCATAGGCAACTGATTCTACCCAATTCCAATTAGGAGTTCCTAATACTTCATTGTAAGACTTTATCCAAACAGAAGGAATACCGCCTGACATTCCTTTCCTAGCAGCCATTCTATCGTGATTGCCAATACAAACATCAGCATACTCAAAAGCATTATACCATTTAGCTACTTTTTCAATACTTTTTTCTAGCTCATAACCTGCTGAAAGTCCGTCAGGGTCAGGCTCGTGATAGCTAAAGGCGTGATTATCAAGTATGTCGCCAATAAAGACAACTTGGTTGCAGTTAAAGGTTTCGTACTGCTCTAAACACCAATCAAGGTAGCCGTCTAAACAGAAGGGTTCGTGCAAATCACCTATGACTAAGATGTTCCTAGTTTCAGATTCTCGCATTTTCTGTATAGCAGCTACCTCGTGAGGTTTTAATCTGTACCGATTAGTTTTTTCCACTATCAGCGATTCCTTGTCCGACTACTAATGTCAAGGCTGCGTAGAATAAGTTTGTTGCTGTTGCTTCATCTACTCCTAGATAAGTTACAATAATAGGAACGACTATTGAAGCTACTGCGTACCAGAATTTTTTGCTTTTAAACATTGTTGCAATTAACCATTTTTTCATTGTAATTTTTTTTTAGTTATTATAATTTATAAGATAGTCCTACATTAAAAGAGCCTTCATCATCTCTTGTTGTATAGTTTGGTTCTACATAAAGATTGTTCCAAACTTTTATTGACATACCAACGCCTAAAGTCATATTGTCTGTTGCGTCTTCAGTTGGCATTTGTGCTGATAAGTATAAGTTGTTAGATATATTGTATCTTCCTATAAAGTCATAGTCATCACCATTCTTTTGAAAGCCTACCATAATTTTATCACTTACTTGGTAGCCAACGCCAATACTACTTGTAAAATTCTCCACCCCCCAAGAACTGCTATCAGAAGGTTGTTCAATATTACTCATTACTTTTACCTGTGCCGAAGCACTTAGACAAAATAATGCTACTACTGTTGTTAAAATTGCTTTTTTCATTTTATTTATTTTTTAGTTATTTTTGATTATTAAATTAATATTAGTACCGCCTAAATTAAGTATTTCTTTCATTAACAAATCCATAGCCAATGTAGAGTTCTTAACACGGTCTTGTTCACGACCTATTCCTACTAGGATGCAACCCCTTGTATCTTTAGGGAAATTTCCGATATGCACAAGTATGTAGGAACGGTCTTTTACATCTTCAATTAATAAGTGAAGATATTTTCTTGATGAGGATTCCTTTGCAGTTCTAAGCCTTGCTTTATACTGACCATCAGGAATACAACTTATGCTTCTTTGATTATCACGATACGGCAGTTCTAATGTATCGCATAGCCATTCGCCATTTAAGAACAATTTACCAATAGTAGACTTATCAGTAAATTCATCTCGTATGATTAATAGATTAACGCCCTTGACCTCTGTACTTTTTGGCATAGTTTTTAGAGTGTTTAGAATTTGAGTGATTATTCTTAGAATGAACTCCTTTACGCTTTTTATTATTTGATTTATGGGTTTCAATTACCTTATTTCTTGCCATCTCGTTTCTTCTTTTGAAAGTACCATTTGTCAATAGTATAAGCTATTGATATTGCTAATAATAGAATTTTTAATACGACCTCTAAGTTACTGAATGTTGCTACGCTTAGGACTGTCGTGTTTATTATTAAAACTTCTGCTGAGTCCTTTACTAATTCGTTTAATGCCATCTTTTAAATATGATTTTAATTTAGTTATATTTTTCTCTTTTACTTTGTAGTGCTTCTTCATTAATCCCCTGCATTTAAGAAGTTCCTTAAAGTTAATCTAGTGCCTTGTTGGTTAGGTCTTTCAAGATTCATGTTCGAGTAATAAGAGTTGCGATCAGGTGTTACATCTGCTCCCGTGTTGGTTGAGTATTCAGGAAAACTAGATGTGTTGTTTCTTATATAGTCAATCATTCTTTCCATATAATACTCAGCCGTGTTAAGCACCTCATTTCTAAGGTGTTGCGCTTCTTCCGTTGATAAAGCATTTCCTGTTTCTGATGTCTTGGAGTAGATGTTCCCGTTCTCGATTTTGAAACGAAGGAACGGCAGTGCCATATAAAGCGCAAACGAGGGCAACATTTCGCCAATATAATCGTTAAGCAAAGTTGCATAGGCTTCATTACCTGCATCATTAACTGTTCCTACTGTAATTAAGTCTTTTAATTTTTGGTTCAAGTCCGTGCCTAACTTCGTTTCCACATACAATTTTTGCGATTGCTTAATATACGGAAGCAAAAGAGATGTATCTACATTAAGCCCAATAGTACTTGAGTCTTTTAATTTTTCTTCTGATATAAATAATACGTATGCCATAGTTTCTAGTTGTAATATCCGTTATTAGCCATTCTTTGTGGTGCTATTGCTACTTTCTTGTCATTTCGTTTAGCCGTAAACCCTTCACTTACTGCTTTAGTATAGCTAATTATTTGACTATCACTAATAGGCTGTTTTGCGTTTCTTAAAGAAGTTTTGAAAATCCTTCTCAAGAAGAAATGTCGGCATTGAGGCCCTCCTTTATAAAGAAAAATATTGTAGGCGTTTCCATTATGTCCAAAGCCAGGATTGACACTATTACTATTAGCATTAACTAAATCTTCTTTAGTATATAATTTATTTGCTGCCACCATTTGCTTACAAAAGCTCCTGCTTGTTCCTGACCTATTTACTAAGAAATTATCAGTAGCATAAATATATCTAACTTTGTAATAATCATTAAAAGACTTATTTACACCATCTTGTTTACTTCTTTTATTAGGAGTAGAAGTAACTGTGGATGCTAGTTCTATCTTTTCATTAGCTATATTATTAAGCTCTGTTTCAAAGTCAAAGTCATTATGTTCACCGTCTACTATTTCTTCATCAACCATTTCCCAATCTTCAGGCATATCTTCACCAAACTCCTCAATCCAACTTTCTAATTTAGTAAATTCAGACATCTTAGTTAGGTCCTCATCAACTACTACTTCTTCATTTAACGGAGGCAATCCAAGTTCTTCACGAATTTCATCGGTGCTCATCACAGCCATCAAATCTTGATTTGTAAATCTTGTTGTTATTGGTTTAAGCTGTTCAAATCTTACAGGCATATCCATATTATTTACTGTAAAGATTTTTCTTAAAGTCTTTATTATGTGATTTTGGAATGGCATACACACCGTATTGAGATAGTAATTTGAAGCGGAGTTCAATTCGTCTGCATTGTTCCCCAATCCTGTGTCTGATTTAATTCCCATCAAGACTGGTGAGGTTACTCTATGTCCAGTCAGTATGTTTTGAACCAAAAGCTCTTGGAGTGCTAGATACTGTTTGTCAAGATCAGAAGGTGTAATAGCTGTTATCTCAGGAGTTCTAGTCTTATCATCTGAGAACGTCAATACGAACTTTCCTGCATTGTCAGCTCCAGTAAACTTAGCAGCTAGACTTTGTTCTATTTGGAAGCGTTCTTCTTGTGTTGGAACTCCGTTAGCAAACGAAATCATAAAAGAACCTGCAAATCCATTAGATATATTATTGAGATGGAACTCAGCTACTCTCTGATCTACTAAAGCCCAGTTATTAGCAGCTACATAGTCAGGTGTGTAGTAAGCGTTCATATTAGGACTATAAAGCCCTGTATAAAGAATTTGATTTGCTGAAGTCCTGTCATTAGTATTAAAGGCAGGAACTCTGTACGGTTTGTTCATTCTTGTATTTGACCAATCTGAAGAAACATAGTAAGCCTCTACCTTGCCTAATTTATTTGGTTTTTCTGCTCTAATCTTATCGACTCCTATGTGGTAGATCTCAGCGATTTGAGTTCTGTCCTGTGTCCAAACTATATTCAAAGCAAAAGCTCCTTGTAGCTTAAAGTCAAAGGATATTTTTTTAATTACTTCATCAAGGCTTTCATTACTATTAGCTGAATTAAAAAACTTCTTAAGTTTCACAATAGCTTCTAAATCTCTTTCTTCTTCATCTTCAATTACAAGACCCTCACCTGCTATTAGCTCTGCCGTTGCATTAATGATAGCCGCTTGTGTCGAGCTGTTATAGTAAAGGTCAATTAAGAACTGTGGATATAGATTTGCCCACTCCTCAGTACCATAGTCTATCCAATGTTTTCCACGAACTTCTGTAACGACTGGAGCTGTTGTTGTACTTAAATTTATACTTAGTATATTTTCCATTTTATAAAGTTGAAAGTCTATCGTTTATATTAGCCGTTAAGGTTGCACTAGAGCTACTATATATTTGTATTTCTTCTATTGTTCCATCAAGAAAGTCTTGGTCTGAATTTCTTACACCTATTGCATCAATATCAGATGTTCCTGCTAGTGTCGGGGTAGTGCTTTGTGCTACTCCATCTTTATATAAAGTCAAGACATTAGAAACTCTAGTAAGAACTAAATAATCATCACCAAAAGTGCCACTATCTAAAGGAATATTAGCAATAGAACCATCTATTTTAACTCTCAAATTAGTAGTGCTTGTATATTTCATAAATTCATTAGCTGTTGTATTATCTGCTAAAAGAGTTCCTGGTGCTGAGATTGTAGGATTGAATATAAGCCCTATTGTAAAATCACCAGTCAAGGAAATTTGTCCTGATGTTTGTAGATTGTTACTATCAGCACTTACAAAAGTCAAAACCCCCCCTGAATATGCAGGTTGTTCACTAGCCGTACCCTGTACCATATCAATACCATTTGTAGAGCTATCATCCCATTGGCTAACATCCGAGCCGTTAAGAGTTATACCGACTTGATTCTGATACCAAGCCTCAAGAGTTGCTTCGTGAGAAGGCGACCAGGCTATCATTGGAGTTGATACTAAACTTAACGCTTGTTTAAGTGCTAACATTATAGAGATTGCTCATAGTAACATAAAGCCAAGCCACTCGTCAGTTGAAGCTGTGTTACATTAAGGAAGATGGTAGTACCCGCAGGCATTGTTTTAGTATTAAGGTTTCCTACTCCACTCCCACCACCTTCAATAACATTGTCTGCTGCTATTGATAGTATTACGCTTTCAATAGGAAAGTGAATCGCATAATAATCTTTGCTTGTCATATTGTCTGTAAGTATTACATCACATCTATTCTTACCCATTTGCTCAGTCAAGAGCTGTTGTACATTTTCTATTGCCATAATTTTTTTTATTTATTGTCCGTAATATATATAATTCGTTTGTTCTATAGTTGCTGTAATAGTTCCTGCCGTAGTAAATCCTCCGCCTGTTAAAGTTACGATAGGGATTGTTGTATAGCCACTACCTGCATAGGTAATCGTTACTGTATTAATTACCCCTGCTAAAATAGTACAGGTTGCTGTAGCCGTTTGTCCGCCTGTAGTACCAGGAGCTGCTATTGCAATAGTAGGCGCAGAAGTATATCCAGCACCACTAGAGGTAAAAGTTAAAGTTTGTACTCGTTTTGCATTTTGAATATATTGCACCTCTTCACTTCCTTCCTTTTCTGCTAAATACAGTTTCCCAATAGCTACAAGCCCTTCTACTACTCCATTTTCATCTACTACAGGAAGAACATCTGTTTCTGTTGCTGGTGCTGTAGACTTTGTTAAAGCTGGTGTGCCAATCCAACTAACTTCATAGACTTCATATTTATAATATCCAGCAGGAATTAAGTTTATCTGTCCTGCATATTTATTAGGAGTAGCACTATAAATAAACGGCATAGTAGTGTATCTATTATAGATATTTGATAATAAAGGATAAGCATAAAATACTGCCTCATCCAAGTCGTTTGTAAATTTAACTAAGTGTCTTGTTCTATCCTCCTCTACATTGGCTATTCTATTTGCCTTAGTTTCTATAAAGGCATCAAAATTAGTTTCTCGTGTTGCTTGTATCATATAATATATAATAGAAAAGGCTCTTATTTATTTGGTTATGATAGTTTTTAAAAAGAAAAGAGCAGCCAAAAGCTGCCCTAATCCAAGAATATATGAAAACTACTAATTAAGACGTTGTTATTGATACACCCGTAAACGCTCCATTATCGAAAGGGTTTGTCGTGTAATCCGCCACCATAGGCATTGGATCTGCCTCGAGTCCATCGAAGGTAAGAGTATATCCGTTTCGATCACCGAATCCAGCGCCGCTATCAGCCGTACCTGCATTTAATGACATTGCATTTACTACACCCATTCCAACTATTACATCGTGTCCATTAGCAAGAGTTGCATTTAATTGTGCGAAAACCACCACCTGCGTCTGACCGAGGAGCTTAATTTCGTTCTGATCCTCTTTGGTGAGTCGGTTAAGTATCATTGAAACACTTGGCGTGTAGAACAAAGTTCCGTTCTCGGTGCTTCCTGTTATTGTATCAGTTACTGTTGTTGAACCTCTAGGGACTGTATATCTGTAAAGCCCCCCTGTGTCCATTTCAATATCTGTTATTTCTGAATCTACAACTAATATTCCTGTTCCATCTATAGGAGCTGTAAATTGGTCATACACACCGAAGTAGATGTATTTCACACCTCCTGATATCCGATTGCAATCCAATCCACGCCCCTTACTAAGTACTCCGCAAGCCATATTATTTTATGTTTTTAAGTTAAGGGAGTGCTTTTACACACTCCCGTTATTTTTATTATTATGATACTCTTGTAATATCAGCCCCAATCCCTGTCTGAACTCCTGCTGAGTATTTACAAACCAATCGCATATTATCGCTTCCATCCAAAGCAGCCATATCGAGCAAAGCGATTCTAGTAGCGTCTGAAAGCAGGTCAGTTCCGAAGAACATATTTGACTTCTGCGCTATTACTAGCTCGTTGTCTTTCATACCAGGACAGACTGCGATTTTATAACCTTCAAATACAGGCTCATAGTCTCCGTTCATATTGTAAGCATTTACATATCCTAAAGTAGATACTGCTGATATATAGAAGCTGTAACTTTTATTATTCATATAGATATATAAATCATCTTTGTTTAATACTCCAGGAGCATTAGCTGCTATATCAGAAGTTCCTGTTTGTAAGTTCTCAATGATGTTAGTTGCACTATAAGCCGCTGCTGTTCCTGCTGCTTGGTTTACAGTTCCATCAACACCTGGTAATAAGTAACCTACTACTGCACCTACGAAGCCTGTGAAATCTCCACCTGCGACAACTCCTGACCAGATTGAGTTTTCAGTTGCATTTGCTATAACACTACCCATATAAGAAATGACATAATCGTCAAAACTTGCTGGAGGTGGTGCTCCTGCTCCTGCTCTCATCTGCATTGCTTCCCAAGAACTAAG